CAAGCGGCAACATGGTACGTTGTGGTAATCATGTACATTGGGATATCAGTCAACATGTTGAGCACAGAATGGAAAAAGAGATACTGCAATGGTTAAGTGAAAACAAGTATAAAGTGTCCATAACCAGGCACGGGTGGCACATGGACGGTGTTTACAGCATATTGAAACCGGGTGTAATAGTGGCTTCTCGAGACCTGCCCGAGCTAGAAACAATTTATCCAAGATGGGATATCTGTTATCCAACCGCAGAGCAAGTGCAGGAACCAATACAGCACGATTGGGGCGGAGACTACAAAGAAAGCAACTACGATGTCAACATACTATCAGTCAATGAAGAAAATTGTGTCATTACGAAAGAAAACAAGGCGTTGTTTAACTTTCTAGAAAAAAATAAAATAAATCCAATAGTATCCAAATTCAGAGACAAGCAATTCTGGGACAATGGTATCCATTGCATCACGCAAGATCTATACAGGGAAGGCGAAATGGAAGACTACTTCCATGATTAACCACAAATAGAAAAACCCCTAACTACAAAAATAGCCAGGGGTTTTTTGAATTGCAATTCAATTGATCGATTACGCCGCTGTCTTGGCCGCGTTCTTAACTTCTTGAATCTCTTTTCTTCTTGATTTGATCAACTTTGATAATTCTGCTAATGCTTTTCTGGCCCTTGTTGCCGAAGCTTTAACACCCTTGTCAACAAACTTCCCATTCTCTTCTGAGTAAGTTTGGATAGCTGTCATGATCGAGTCATGTGTTTCTTGTGACATATTTGTCCTTCCTTTTAGTTGTCGTGCGATAACATTAATTAACGTCGGTAGTTATAACCTATATAATTAATTAACATATGTTACATTTAAGCACACAAGATGTGGTTTCGTCAATAGAAAAATCACCATTGATGGTAAAACAAGGTATAGTTTACCAGGAGTACCAGGATTTTTTTGGTAATAATATATCAAAAGACATCAAAGACATAGAAAAAATGACAACGGTAAAGTTAGAAATGCAACACCACAAGCCAAGAAACAGGATAGATTATTCAGAGACATTGATGAAACAACTTAAAATTTTCTTTAGCAACAGCAAAATCACAAAGGCACTTTCAACAAAATTCAACATGCCGTTGCAATTTGAAAGTGTGGACATCTGGTTGGACGGTGCAGGTTATTTTTTACCTCCACACACAGACGACTCCAGTATAAAACTTGCCTTACAGATTTATCTAGGCACAGAAACAAATGCGGGAACCTCATTGTTCGACGGGCACAACAATGTGATAAACACATTCCGGTATAGATTTGATTCAGGTTATGCACTATTGAACAATGCTGTCAGCCTGCATGGAACGGAAGGAACAGTTGCTGAAAACAACCCACGGAGGAGTTTATATGTTAGATATAGCTAATTTAACGACAGAAGACCTAGACACGGTGTTGAGACCCGTGCAGGACGAACACTTGTCCACACTAAAAAAAATATGGTATCATGATCCGCAAGAAAGCATTGGGCACGATGACTTTGTTGACAAGGCAAGTGATTGGTTTAAATCAACCACAGTCAACAGCTTACAAGGATGGGATAAATTTCCCTGTGTTGATGTAATAATGGGTTGCACGCACTTCATAGAGAGCCTGGCCAGCAAACACAAATGGAACATACAGATACTTGGAAAAGAATACGCCTACTACACAGTGATGGGCAAAAAACACACAGACCCCGGACATCTACAACCTGGCATACCTCTTGTGGTGTCTCTGCCAAACTACTACTACGGAAGTAGACCAGACTGGCAAGCAGTTCTAAAGGAATGTGAGCAGAAGGGCATTGACATACACATTGATTGTGCTTGGGTGACAGCGGCGAAAGGGTTTGACTTTGACTTTGATCATCCTAATATAAAATCCTTTGCCATGAGCATGTCCAAGTACAATTTCACTTGGAACAGGATAGGATTGAGATGGTCCAGACAGCGTACAATGGATTCATGTTCTCTGATAAGTGCCCAGAAAAAATATAACGAGCTAACAACAGCATGCGGATCTTTCATGATGGACAACATACCCAGGGACTACGGATGGGAAAAATATGGAAAAATAAATCAACAAATCTGTGATAAGTTAGGCCTTGGACCAACTATGTTCTTTTACGTGGTCAAAGATAAAGATGATAAACTGTATTCTATTGGAAAACTACTAGGAGATATTAAACAATAATATCAACATCATTGGCATAGTTGGTAAAGCCATTCTCTTTTACCACTTTCAATACTGAATTCACCCTGCTTACCAATTCGTCTTTGTGTGATATTAAGAAAATATTCTTCTTCTGTGTTCTACTCATGTCTTTGAGTACAGCCATTGAACTCTCAACTCCTGATATGTCCATGCCGGCATCTATCAATTCATCAATGAACAACAGGTTGATCTGTTGATAAAGGCTTTCCCAGACATCTCTGAATGCCCAACTCAGACTCAGTATTAATCTGTTTCGTTCGCCTCTACTCAGGTTGTCAAAATCTAACTCCCTGCCCAATTCCGATATTTCCACAGTGAGGTCACTCTGGAAAACCACCGTGTGTGGCAGTTTGACCTTGCCCAGGAAGTATGCCAGTCTCTGGTTCAGGTAAGATAGATTCTGTTCTATGATCCTTGTTCTTATGAATGAGTCTTTTGCTGTCAGCAACTTGTACAGGAATTCTTGGTGTCTGTGCAGGTCTTCCAAACCGTTTGCTTTCTCGTAATCAACTTTCTGTATTGCTTTGTTCTGCATCTCTTCGATCTGTTCTGCGTACACATTCTCTTTCTTCTCAGTCTGCTCTAGTTGTCTTTTTAGATCCTGCAACGATCCTTTGTGATTGTATGCTTCGTCCACGGTGTCGTAATACGTGTCTGGTATCTGCCCAAGGTCGCCGACTTCATCTATGCCGTGTTGTATTTTAGTAAGATCAGTTTTTAATTTTGTTACATATTCTGTTGATTCTGCTAGTGTTGTTTTAAGTTTACCTACTAGGTGCTCGTGCTTGTCATCGTGCAGTTCCTGTTCACATGTGGGACACTTGGCCGCTTCTGCAAACTCCAGATCCTTCTCGGTCTTTCCCACTGTGCTTTCTGCCTTGGTCAGTGAATCTTCATGGTATGCTTTTTCTTTCTGCAGACTTCTTAACGCAGTTTGCATCTCAGAATGTTTCTGCAATCTTTTGTGTGAATCTATTTCTTTTTCACTGTCTACTTTATCCAGCTCTGCTATTGCTTCTCGGAAACTTTTTATGTCTTCACCCTTTTGTCTAGCCCATGCATTGGATCTTATCTTTAGACTCTCGATCGATTCTTGTATTTTTTCATTTGACACAACCATGGCATCTATCTTTAATTTTTCTTCTGTCAACGACTGTTTGGTTGCTTTCTGTTTCTCTTTCAAAAGGTCAGCTTTTTGTGACAGCAGGGTTATACCAAGCAACTGTTCAATAATTTCCCTTTGTTCAGCCGCTTTAGTTGATAAGAAGGGTTGTGTGTATGTGTTTAGTGCTATGATGTTCTTGAACATAGAATGGGTCATGCCCATCAACTTGTTTATTTCTATCTGCGTCTCTCTGTTCTCACCTTGTGCTTCGTTACTTTCGGTTTTTTGTTCTATGTCATTGGCATAGAATCTAAATATCTGCGGCTTCCTACCTCTTTCGATTGTGTAGGTTACTCCGTTCTTTATAAATTTAACACTTACCAACATACCTTTCTCATTGGTCTTGTTTACAAGGTTATCTCTTCTGATGTTTGTTAGTGCTTCACCAAAGAACACATATGATAGTGCGTTGATGATTGTGGTCTTACCTGTACCATTCCTAGCACCAGCGTCATCGCCACCTAGATCCATGTTCTCACCAATAACCAATACTAGACTTTTATCAGCGAAGTTAATGGCCTGGGCCTGGTTGCCCACACTCATGAAGTTTTTTACTGTTAGTTCTTTAATTGTTAGCAAGTTGTTTTTTCTTCCATTCTTTGTATCCTCTTAACCACTCTTCCTGTGTTACAGGTTTTGCAAGTTGATCCAAAAGTGATTGTTTGGTTGCAGTTTCTCCAAGGTCACCCTTTAAAACTTTTATCAATTTCTTTTTACTAATTTGCGACATCTAGATCGTTGTAAATTGCTGTTAATACGTTTTTGTCATAGACTTCTGAGTCTACACCTTGTAATTGTTTGATAACGATTTGATCAACGCTGTCAAACTTCTGCACTTCTACTAGCGGTTGCTGTGCGTTGTCCACCTGTTCTGGTATCAGTTGAAGTTCCCTTAACTTGTATTTGTCTATGAATGTTTCTCTTACGAAGTTTGCCTCCTCGTAACTTATCTTGATGTCCAAGGTCACCCTCACGTACATCTTTGGTTTCAGGTATTTCTCTGGTTCCGCCAACAACTCACTTATCTTGATCGTGATATATCTTGGCATGTCTGGCCAATTTATATACTTGGGCTCACCACCCCACTCTAATGTCATCATTCCTCTGTCGTCATCCCAGGCATCTGCGTAGTTGTGGGGAAACGCATTGCCCATGTATGTGATGTTCTTCATGTTCTGTCTCTTGTGGAAGTGTCCCGAGAACACCTTACCACATCCTGCGAAATGGTCTGCTTGTATGGTGCCAACATCTGGCATCTCTACCATGGCGTTCATCTTGAAGTACGGCAGTTCAAAGTGTCCAAACACGTACTTCTGTTTCATCTTTGCAATCTTCTTGTATTCGTCTTCCACGATCCACGGGATTATGGCAACGTCATCTTCCACTAACCATTGGTTGACGATGTGTATGTTGGGAATGTTCCTGATATACTCCATGGAATTGATCTCTCTTTTCTCCCTGTAATACAGATCATGATTTCCCATGATCACATAGACCTTCTCAAATGCCGCACCCAGTCGTTCCATGTTGGATACTGTGTAGTTCATTGTGGAAACGTTAGTTGCTGATCTGTGATGGTGCCAGTCGCCCAGGAATATGCATGTCTCACATCCTTCGGCCTTGGCCTGCTCTATGAACCATCGCACGAAGTCTTCACAGTCGTCGTTGTGTATCCTGGAGTTGCCTTTTAGCCCAAAGTGTATATCAGTGAAACAGGCTACTTTTTTAAAGAATGCCATTGTTTACCATTTCTTCTTGACGGTTGGTTTGTGGTCGGTCATGTCTATCTTGTTCTTGAACTTGACCCCTTCAAAATCTTCCTTGAGATCTAAATTCTCCCCCTTCTTCTTGAATTTCTTGTTTAGCTTTGCGAGTCCGGTCTTGTTGACCTCATGCACATCACCGTGTGCAGTCTCCATCATCTTCTTGTATGAAGGACCTGCGGTTGTGTTCTCGTTCTGTCTTGTGAAACTGGGCATCATGCCGTTGTACTCCAACAGGTCGTCCCTGATGGACTGGTTCTTCTTCTCGATGTTCAAGATCCTCGTGAAACTGTTTGTTATGGCCGCGGTGTAGTATGCGAATGGGTTGTCTGATTTTGATTCGTCGAACTGTAATCCAATCTGACTCAGTTGCATCAAGGCCTGTGACTGCATCTCATCATTGTAGGTGTAGCCCCGCCAGTTTGCCCTTGTGCCATATCTCTCACACAACTTCATGTACATGAGTGCCAGCGTGTTGGTCATCTTTCCGTGGTCCACTGACCAGTGGCCGTTGCTCATGCCGCCTTCCCAGTGTGACTTGCCCACGCACACCAGTTTGTCTTTGTGGTCGAATTTGTAGTGTTGGAATGGTGGGAAGTTGACCTTGCTGTGATGGTCCGCCACCGTCTTGGGATTCTTCTTTCTTTGGTCGTCCATGGGAACATGATCGAACATCATTACCCTGAAAACGAGGTCCGTCTTCTCTAACTTCCTAGGTGACACCGTGTAGTCCACCAGTTTGATCTTCTTCAGACCTGAATCCTTGGCCGCCTCCCAAGCCTCCTGTGTCAGTCTCTTGGCCTTGGCCTTACGTGCCTGTGCCACCGCACTGGCATTGACTTTCTTTAGGTCGGGCACTATGAGGTCAAACCTTGCGTCCTCGGGTGTGACGTATGAGCAGTAGGTGTTCTTGCTGGCGTGTATCTGTGCCAGTAGATCTCGGTTGTTTAGGTACTTGACTCTCTTCATAATTCGTTTACCTTATGTTGTTGTGATTCGCGCCGTATGGGTAATTAAGTGTGCCTAGAAAATGCCTATAAATATAGTTTAAGTATACTGAATTTAACAAAGGAAAGCAACCGTTAAGATGGCATTTGGAGAAATTGGAAAGATAGTCAAGAACGTGGGATCGGGCATATTCAACAGGACCTTGGGCAGGCTTTTAGGAGCGGGTATTTCCACGGACAGCAGGATAGTGAACGCTAGGGCCAAGTGGTCCGGACGTAGCGACAAGACCGACTGGCGTGTGAGATTGCAGGTGCCGGAAGGACCACTGACACAGTTCTTTGATTTCGCTAACAATCCCATAATGAAACCCCTGGCCTCATCGCAGGGCATATTCTGGCCATTGACACCGGCGGTTGTAATACAGCATTCTGCCAACTACAACGCCATGGATCAAGTACACAGCAACTACCCACACCAGGCATACCAGAACTCACAGGTTGACTCATTGAACATCATTGGAGAATTTCCTGTACAGAACAGCGAAGACGCCAAGCACTGGGTGGCAACCGTAAATTTCCTAAGGACAGCGACCAAGATGTTCTTTGGTAAGGAAGACGGCTTGAATGGACTCAAGGGCAATCCACCACCGATCATGCATCTTTTTGGTTATGGTGATCACATGTTCAACAGGGTACCCGTGGTGATAAACACATTCAACGTTGAGTTGAGACCGGGCATTGACTACATCTCCACCAAACAGGCCAACACACCCTACACCAACAACGGTCCGGACGTTGGATTTGACATAAATTCAGAATCACAGACCTGGGCACCCACACTGTCAAACATATCAGTGCTGGTGACACCGATCTACAGCAGAGATTCAATCAAGAACTTCTCAATGAAGAAATTCGTGAACGGCGAACTTAATGGCAAGGGCAACGAGGTAGGATTCATCTAATGGCCAAGTACTCAAACACATCACCGTATTTCGAGACAAGGGAAGTAGCGGATTACCTAGACATCCTTAATCCACGAACGCTGACTGCGGAAGCAGACGACCAGAGTTACACTGTGGAGAGGACATACGCATACAGGCCTGACCTGTTGGCCTATGACTTGTATGGCTCACCGAGGCTGTGGTGGGTGTTCGCACAGAGGAATCCAGACCAGATAGAGGATCCCATCTATGATTTCAAACCAGGAGTGACCATACAGTTGCCCAAGAAGGAAAATCTTCTCAAAGACCTGGGGATATAATCCATGGCAATCAATTATAATGGTCCTGATTTTGGTTTTGGGAACACAGGGAAAAGCACACTGAACAAGGGCAACGACATCTACGTTACCACGATCAACGCTCCCAACAATCTACACCAGTTTGCATCATACACTTCACTGTTTACACTGAGTGCTCTATCACAGGCCGATCTCGAGGACACAACAACACTGCTGAACTCCAAACCACATGACATCATATTGAGGAGTTCCGGTATAGGTCCAACGGAAAATTCACAGAGGGCACCACTGAGTGCAGAAGACAAGAAGATCATAGACAAGAACGAAAGGTTGAAGGGTGCCGTGGAGAAAAGCAGATCAACGCTTTCAGCCAACAGGGACCTTTACATCAGGAACGTCACAATGAACAGCATACCAGGGCTCAACGAAAAAAGGAGGCTGACCTCGGTCACACAGATATCCATGGAGATCGTTGAACCAGCGGGTATAACGTTGCTAGAGAGGATACGTGGTGCCGCCATCAACAACGGATATTTGGATCACCTGGACGCTCCGTTCTTGCTTACGATAGACTTCAAGGGATTCGACGAGCAGGGCAGACCAGCATCCGCGAAGGATTCACAGAACATGAAAAGACTCATACCTGTAAAACTAGTGGACATGCAGATGGACGTGACCCAAGCAGGCACTGTGTACACTGTCAAGGCCATACCCTATAACGAATTCGCCTACGTGAACAGGTACAACTATCCAAGGACTGCGGGAACACTGTCGCCAGATGGAAAGAGACTTTCAGACGTGTTCAAGACACTGGAGGCACTGTTGAACAAACAGAACGAGGACGAGAAGGACACAGGATTGGTCGAGAAACCGGACATATACTCTATTACGTTTGCCGGTAAATCTACAGCAGACATAAAGGGAGCGTCAGACAAAAATTACATCGAGGACACTTTCATCACAACAGAGAACTTAGAACAACAGGGCATGGCCACACAAGGGGTCACAGGAACGGACGGAGGATTCTATGTTGCGTCAGGTACAGAGATACCACCTGACTACATGAAGATCAACTCCAGCAACGCTATCACAAAAATACTGGAAGAGATCATGAAGGGTCATCCCGCATACTCGGACAAGAAGTTCGACCAGTGGAAAAGCAAGGTGACAAAGACACTTAATGTCGCACAGTTCAAGGGTGGTGCACAGGAGGTGTTGGACCAGGCACAGGACTTCTACTTCGACTACTTCAAGATCAGGGCCAGCGTGGTGCCTGTCAAGGGCGACTTTGACAACATACGTGCCACGAACAGGAAGAAGATCAACTTCCATGTTGAACCATACAAGGTACACGCCTACTCATTGGCCATACCGGGTGTCAGCACAGGACAGAACTTCAAGAATTTCGTTTTCAAGACCTACAACTACATATTCACGGGCGATAACGTGGACGTGATGGACGTGAACATCAACTACAAGGTGGCGTACTTCCAGTCACGACTCAAGGATTTTGAAGCCACAGATTTGCGTAAGAACACGATCGAGGACGCCTCTGACAAGGCCACTGGTGGTACCAGTGCCACGGAACACAACACCGACGGTAACCTACTGCTAAAATCAGAAGTATCAAATGCCAAAGGGGAGGGCACGGGCAAGACCGGCGGCACACCAACGCAGTTGGACTCGTTCCTGGATTCACTGACTCACCCATTGGCGGACATGGTCAACGTGAGGATGGAGATCCTGGGAGATCCCGCATGGATCAGCCAGTCACAGTTCATTCCACTGAACGCCAAGAACTTCGCAAGAGGGGCCGGAACGGCATCGGATCCAGACATAGGGTATTGGCGTCAGAACAAGGACAGAATTTGGAACAGTGACCTAGGTTGCTACAACACGGACGTGGCGGAACCCATCATAATGCTGAACTTCAGGATGCCAACTGACCTGAACGATCAGACAGGCATTTATGAACTGCAGGCAGACCAGTCAGCGGAATTCAGTGGACTGTACAGGGTGGTGCAGGTGGAACACAACTTCACGGACGGCAAGTATACCAACGTGTTGAACCTCACTAGATTCAACAACCAGGGCGTGATCATATCAGACCCTGTACCCAGCGCCAGCGTTATTTTAAGAGATGGTACATCATATGTAGTGTTGAAGAATGAACTAACCAAATTCTACAGTGCAAAAGAATTGACCAACGTCAAATCCAACTTAACTAGTATTGGCAGGAAATATATAGATCTTGTTTCTGCAAATGTGAGCAGGATCAAGAATAAAATCACGAACAAAATTAAAGGATTGATAAGTTAATGTCATTGTACAACTATCTAAAGGGAGACGCTTCCACATCGAAAGCACCGGGCGGAGACAAGTCATGGACAGGACAGAATCCGGGACCATACCTGGGCGTAGTCAAGGGCAATATTGATCCCACTAGGATGGGTAGGTTGAAAGTACACATTCCAAGCCTGGCAAAAACGTCAGACCCATCGGAGAACCAACTTATAACCTGCGAATACCTAGCACCTTTCTACGGAGCCAAGGGAGGCAAGTACGCCAAGGGAGCGGGTATAGAATACGCAGACTCACAGCACTCATATGGTATGTGGATGGTACCACCTGATCTTGAGACAAAGGTCTTGGTCATATTCGCGGAAGGCAAGATGGAGCAGGCCTACTGGATGGGTTGTGTGCAGGAGCCGTACACCAATCACATGATGCCAGGCATAGCCTCAAGCACAAACACCAACGATGCGTTAGACGGCACGTTCGAAGGTGCAGACGCAGGCTTCCAAGATGACAAGCAATCAAAATACGGATCATTGAATGTACCCTCAGGGGAATTGAACAGGAACAGGCAGGGTGCGTTGCAGAACGGCAATTACGAATCACTGCCAAAACCCATACACCCATTCGCGGAAACATTACTGCAACAGGGATTGAGTGCGGACGACATCAGGGGTAACACCTCCAGTTCAGCACGTAGGGAGACACCAAGTCAAGTTTTTGGTATCAGCACACCAGGCAGGAAAGACACGACCACGACAAAAGAGAACGTGGGCACAAAAGATTCAGGTGCAAAGGACTACGTCACGAGGAAGACAGGACACACTTTCGTCATGGACGACGGTGCCGAGGATGGCACCAACCAACTGACGAGATTGAGGACGGCAAGTGGACACCAACTTTTAATGCACGACACGGAAGGTGTTGTGTACCTGGCCAACGGTTCGGGCAAGGCATTCATAGAGATGGACAGGGATGGCACTATAAGTGTTTACTCCGACGGTGGCATAAACATGAGATCCGGTCGAGACTTCAACGTACACTCTGACATGAACATCAACTTCCATGCCAAGGGTGCAATAAATTTCACATCAGAGACCAACGTGGCACTGAACGCAGAAGGTTACGTGTTCGCCATGGGAGAGAAGGGCATACTGAACAGTTCACAGAAAGGGTCGGTCAGGAACTACGCCAGGGACGGGATATCATCATTCACGGACGGCACACAGTTACACGGTGCATCGGGCAGGATAGACCTAGCAGGATCACAGGTACACTTCAACTCGGTTGGTGCCAGTAGCACATGGGGACCGGGTTGGTTGAAACCAGATGCCGTAGGAATAAAGGTCACGCAAGGATTGATAGACATAGATGACGACAATGCATTGGCACAGGGAAAACCCAACAAGATAGAGAACAAGACCACTGTGTCTGATTTCGTAACCCACGAACCATATGACAGGCAGAGCAGTACACAAAGAACAAAAGTATTCATCAATGAAGCGATGGCAGAGATCAAGGCATCTAGCCCAGGCCTGTCAGCAACGGAATTGAAAGTTATCAAAGAGGAACTACTGAAACAACCAAGCATAAAAGCAGTGTCAGACAAACTCAGCAAGGTGGTCAAACTGAACGACAAGATCAAATTGCCCCTTAAGAATTTAAACGACCTTGTAGGCAAAGCCAACGAGATAAAAAAATTAATAGAAGATCCCAAGGGACAAGTGATCAACTTCATCCAAGGACAGATATCGTCCGTTGTCAATGCAGGCATCAGTGCGGTGAGGGATTTCTTTAGATTTTAGGGAGTAAATACAGTACATGGCATACGGAGATTCAGGATCAGGAGCAAGTGGCTTATCCAACAATACTATAACCTTCAAGGGTTTCAGCTCACGTGCGGACAAGCAGAACTTCAAACTGTACGATTTTGAGGTTGCCAAGCAGGATCTGATCAACAGGTTGAGCATACGTAAGGGCGAGAGGGTGGAGAACCCGGAATTCGGCACCATAATATACGATGCTATATTTGAACCGTTCACGGAGGCACTGAAAGACGCCATAGTGGAGGACATAACTGCAAATCTAAATGCAGATCCCAGGATAGCAACAGAAGAGATCTTGGTAACTGAAGCAGACAAGGGCATAGCCATACAGGCCACTATCACGTATGTTCCACTCAATATCACAGAGAAACTGAGATTCAACTTTGATGAGAACTCATTACTGCGTTTATCTTAATACACGCACATTTCCTAACACATAAATATCGTTGTATACACTATGGCCACAACAGATAGACAGAACAGATTACTAGTAGCGGAAGATTGGAGAAAGATCTACCAGTCCTTCCAACAGGCGGATTTCAAATCATACGACTTCGAGACCTTGAGAAGGACCATGGTTGCCTATCTACGTGAGAACTACCCAGATGATTTCAATGACTTCGTTGAGAGTTCTGAGTACGTTGCACTGATAGACCTGATAGCCTACATAGCACAGGCACTTTCGTTCAGGGTAGACTTGAATGCAAGGGAAAACTTTTTAGAGACTGCAGAGAGAAGGAACTCGGTTCTGAGATTGGCGAGGCTTATCAATTACAACGCCAAGAGGAATCAACCGGCGACAGGAATGCTGAAGATAGACAGCATATCTACCACGCAGGATGTGACGGACAGTTCGGGAACTAATCTAGCAAACTCAAACATCATCTGGAATGATTCTGCCAACTCAAACTACAGGGAGCAGTTCACAGCGATTCTAAATGCGGCCAACCAGACGGGACAACTGTTTGGAAACCCCAGGGAGTCTGCGACCATAGGTGGTATCAGCACAGAAGTGTACACTCTAAGTTCTAACCAACTAGATCTTCCAATATTCAAATTTTCAAAGTCAGTGGGCGGTATAACGAGAGGGTTTGAGATAGTGTCCAGCACACTAACAGATTCTGAATCGATATATGAATCATCACCGGTACCGGGAACAGGATTGACCTACACATACAGATCAGACGGATCTGGAGACAGTTCAAACAACACAGGCTTCTTCTTCCTGTTCAAACAGGGCCAGATGCAGAACCAAGAGTTCGCCGTTGACACTGCGATAACAAATTACATAAAAAGTTTCGAGACATCGAACATCAACAACTCGGATGTTTGGCTGTACAAGTTAGACCAGTTTGGACAGCTATCGGAGTCTTGGACGAAAGTCCCATCACTGTCTGGCAACAACGCAATTTACAATTCACTGTCCAAAGCGGAGAGGAACACCTACAATGTGGTGACCAAGAACAACGATGCGATAGACCTTGTGTTCGGGGATGGTAACTTCTCAAACCTACCGTTGGGAAATTTCAGGATCTACTACAGGACCAGTGACAACGCCAAATATGCAATACAGTCCGCTGACATGCAGAACATACAGTTGACGGTTCCATACACGGACGCCAATGGTGCACAACAGTCATTGTCGATGAGCATCAGTCTCAAGGCCAGTGTTTACAATTCAGCCGCGACAGAATCAAATGATTCAATCAAGGAGAAGGCCGCACAGGTGTACTACTCACAGAACAGGATGATCACGGCAGAGGACTACCAAGTGGTTCCGTTGAGTGCATCACAGGAGATAGTGAAAGTTAGATCAGTGAACAGGTCAGCGTCAGGTATATCCAGGGCCAAAGAAATCCTAGACCCAACTGGAGCGTACTCGAACGTCAGCGTGTTCGCGGAAGACGGCATACTGTACAGGGAAGAATCAACACAACAGTTCACATTCACATTCAACAATCGTAGTGACATACAGTCGACCATAGACACATCGGTCGAGGCAAAATTGAAAGAGGCGTATGCGAGGCAGTTCTATTACCTGAAATACGCTACCAAGGACATCAGCACACTTTCTGCAACATGGAATTCCACAACGACTTCAACGAACACCAACACAGGGTACTTCGCATCAGGTGGTGCGTTG